TAAAACTTAAATCAAAAAAACATGAGTTCATTAGACGCCGTATTGGCACAGTACGAAAAATCGAAGCAAGCTTCAGGGGGTTCCCAATCTAAAATGTCTCAAGACGAAAGAATGAAGAAATACTTCGCTCTTATCTTAGATGACAAAGAAAAAACAGGTTCAAGAAAAATTAGAATTTTACCAACACCAGATGGTTCATCACCATTTAAAGAGGCGTGGTACCACGAAATTCAAGTTGGTGGAAAATGGCAAAAATTCTACGATCCAGGAAAAAATGACAACGAACGTTCACCTTTAAATGAGGTTTATGAAGAGTTGATTTCTACAGGTAAAGAGTCAGACAAAGAATTGGCTAAACAATACAGATCACGTAAATTTTATATTGTTAAATTAATCGATAGAGACCGTGAAGAAGATGGTCCAAAGTTTTGGAGATTTAAACACAATTATAAGAACGAAGGTATTTTAGATAAAATCATTCCTATTTGGAGAAACAAGGGTGATATCACTGATCCTGAAAAAGGTCGTGATTTGATTATTGAATTATCAAAATCTAAAACAGGTAACGGTAAGGAATATACAACAGTACAAACTATTATGTATGATGATCCAACGCCTGTTCACGATGAGGCAGATCAAGCAAAAGCTTGGGTTAATGATGAGTTAACTTGGTTAGATGTTTATTCTAAGAAACCTGTTGAGTATCTTGAAGCGATTGCAAGAGGAGAATCTCCACGTTGGGATAGTGAAAAAGGTGGTTACGTATATGGTAACGACGAAGAAGCTACAACATCAATTGGAGGTGTAAAATCACCTATCATTGATATACAGGCTGACGACGAACCAGATGGTGATTTACCATTTTAATTTATAACGGGTGGGATTTTATTCCCACCCTTAATTTTTATTATATGACATTCAAAGAAGAAATTGACTTACAATTAAGAGACAATAGAGTATTGTCTTATGAACTGTTGAGTGAATTAGAAAACAAGAATTACTTTTCAGGTAGAGGTAAACAAATTGGTGATACAATCTTATTCGGAATGTTAAAAAGTGAAACTGAGGACGGACAAACAAATTTTACTTTAGTGACATTCCACAAAGAAGAGATTGGTGTGATATATGAAGAAGATCATTCGTTCTACATTACAACAAAAGAAAGTAGATTACCAAACATTAAAAAAATAGAAAATGGCGGGAATTAAGAAAAAAGAAAGTGGAGGATTTAAAGATAAGTTCTCAACAAAAACAAAATATAAAGAAACTAACTACTATTTTTGTGGTGATGCTTTCTTAAGTGCTAGTGGATTACCGGGTCCTGTTATGGGAGGTATTAATATGTTCTTGGGACACAGTAATAGTTCTAAGACAACCGCAATGATTTTGGCAGCGGCAGATGCTCAAAAGAAGGGACACTTACCTGTTTTTATTATTACCGAAAAGAAATGGAGTTGGGAACACGCAGTTGAATTAGGTTTGGATGCCAAGAAGAACTCCGACGGAGAGTGGGATGGTGACTTCATCTTTAACGATGGTTTTGATTATATCGAACAAGTCACTGATTTCATTAATGAAGTATTGGATGCTCAAGAGAAAGGTGAGATTCAACAATCAATCTTATTCCTTTGGGACTCGGTGGGTTCAATCCCTTGTAAGATGACTTTCGATGGTAAAGGTGGTAAACAACATAATGCAGCAACACTTGCAGACAAGATTGGTATGGGAGTTCACTCAAGAATTTCTAAGTCTAAGAAAGAAGACTATCCGTATTATAATACTTTGGTTGTTGTAAATCAGCCATGGGTTGCTCTTCCTGACAATCCATTCGGACAACCAACAATTAAGGCTAAAGGTGGAGAGGCTCTATGGCTGGCATCTTCGTTAGTATTCTTGTTTGGTAATCAAGCAAGTGCGGGTATTAACCACATTACAGCAACTAAGGCGGGAAGAACCGTAAGATATGCAATCAGAACTAAGATTTCAATATTGAAGAACCACGTAAATGGTTTGGGTTATAATGACGGAAAGTTAATTGCAGTACCTCAAGGGTATATTGAAGATACTAAAGAAGCTTTAGAAGCTTATAAGAAAGAGTATTCTCAATATTGGAATGGTATCTTATCAGGAACTGGTGAGATTACTTTGGAAGAAACCACTGATGATATTAGTGAGTAATATATTTTTTAACATTTAAATAAGACATGTGTCTAAAACTTTATTGGTAGATGGTGATAACCTTTTTAAAATTGGTTTTCACGGTGCTAAGGATCTCTTTAACGACGGTTCTCATGTTGGTGGGGTATATCACTTCATAAACACATTGCGTCGATTTTTGGAGGAATATAATTTAGACAAGGTGGTTGTCTTTTGGGATGGTGATTCAAACTCATCCGCACGAAAATTAATTTATCCACAATATAAGGCTAACCGTAGAGTGAATATGAATGAATTCAAATACGAGTCTTATCTACAACAAAAAAACAGAGTAAAACAATATCTTGAAGAAGTGTTTGTTAGGCAAGTAGAAATGGTTAACAACGAAGCGGATGATCTGATTGCATTTTATTGTCAGGTTGCTCGTGACGAGATCATTACAATATTTTCATCTGACAAAGATTTAACTCAACTAATTGCACCAAACGTTTCAATTTTTTCTCCAATACATAAAATGATATTGAAGTATGGGGATAAGATTAAATTCAAAGATATTTCAGTTCCCCACGAGAATGTATTGGTATGTAAAATACTAATGGGTGATAAGTCAGACAACATTGAAGGTATCAAATCTTTAGGTGAAAAAACATTGGCAACTTTGTTCCCACAATTGCTGAAAAAAACCTGCACTATCGAAGAAATATTAGATTATGCACGAAATATCCCGCAAGAAAAACCTTTAAAAGTTATATCAAATATTTTGACAGGCAAGACAAAAAGTGGTATACTTGGAGAAGAATACTATCAAATAAACAAAAAGATAGTTGACCTTAGTGAACCACTGATCACCGACGATGGAAAGGAATTAGTAGAATCCATCTACAGTGAGCACTTAGACCCTACAGACAGAGGATATAAAAATCTGATGAAATACATGATGGAGGACGGATTATTCAAATACCTACCTAAAAACGACGAAGCGTGGGTGAATTTTTTGAAACCATTTATGAAACTAACAAGAAAAGAAAAACGAAAATTTAAAAACTAAACAAAATGAGAGAACAAGATCAAGTTAAGATGGAATTCCTTTTGACACTAAACGATAACATCGTGGTTCAAAGATTCTTCAACGTGAGAGGGTACAACCCTAAGGCTAGAGTAGCCACAGACCTTTATGAGTATATCTTTGATGTAAAAGAGACTCTTCATCATTATTTGAAAATGAAGACAGTTGTTTATTTGTTAGACAACAAAGATGCGATTGCACATGATCCAAAAATTATGGATACATCATTCACTGATGGTCCTGAGAATTTCCACATCTATGTTAAGATTGGTGATGAGACAATTTGTCATAGAATTTTTGACGCAAAACTTTATCCGCCGAAAGTTCGTTATACGGTTGACGTACGACCATTTTTGAAAGATGTCCTTTCTAATTTGACTGACATTTTTTCACGTCGTCAATTAAATCACGAATATTGTGGACTTGAGTTGGCTTAATGAGTATTTATAAATCTAAGGGGTAGAGAGAAACATATGCAGAAAAATTTTGATTATTTAGGTAACACATTCCAGATCCAATTATTGAATCAAATTGTGGTAGATAAGGACTTTGCCCACACCATTGTTGATGTGTTAGAAATCAATTATTTTGATAATAAGTACTTTAAGATCATTGCACAAATGATTAAAGAGTACTTCACAAAATATCAATCAACGCCCACATTTGATACTCTTGATCAAGTAGCCAAATCAGAAATCAGTAATGAGATGGCTTGTAAGATTGTTTTAGATACTTTGAAACAAATCAAAGATGCACCATTCGATGGTAGTATATTTGTACAAGAAAAAGCGTTGAAATTCTGTAAGCAACAAGAGCTTCAGAAAGCAATGAAACAAGCCCAAAAAATTATTGATGAGGGAGACTTCGAATCTTATGATAAGGTTGAAGAATTGGTGAGAGAAGCAATTCAAGTTGGGGAAAGAGACATGGGTACTGGAGATGTCTTTGAAAACTTGGAAGTCGTATTAGATGACGACTTTAGATCTCCGATACCAATGGGTATTAAGGGTATTGATAATCTCCTCAAGGGTGGATTAGCAAAGGGAGAGATTGGGGTTATATTGGCACCTACAGGTGTTGGTAAGACAACAATCTTGAGTAAGATAGCAAACACAGCGTTTAACATGGGTTTCAATGTACTTCAAATATTTTTTGAAGATAACCCTAAGATTATACAGAGAAAACATTTCACAATGTGGACGGGTATTGAACCAGATAATTTGGTTCTCCACAAAGAGAAAGTATTTGAAAAAATACATGAGATACAGAATTCGATGCAGAATAAATTAATTCTAAAGAAACTACCTTCTGATTCTCTAACAATGTTACAAATCAAAAACCAATTACGTAAGATGATTGCGGATGGTAATAAAATTGATTTGGTTGTTTTGGATTACATTGATTGCGTAATGCCTGAAAAAGCATTAGGTGATGAGTGGAAGAGTGAGGGTTCTGTAATGAGACACTTCGAAGCGATGTGTCATGAATTAGGTTTGGTTGGTTGGACAGCCACACAAGGTAATAGATCTTCAATATCATCTGAAGTTGTAACAACGGATCAGATGGGTGGATCTATTAAGAAAGCCCAAGTCGGTCACGTAATCATCTCGGTGGCCAAAACACTCCAACAAAAAGAATTAAACTTGGCTACAATAGCTATTACAAAATCACGTATCGGTAAAGATGGTGTTGTGTTCGAGAACTGTAAGTTCAACAACGAATTACTTGAAATTGATACTGAAACGTCTGTAACATTCTTAGGGTTCGAAGAGCAACAAGAACAAAAGAAAAGTGACAGAGTCAAAGAACTATTG